TTGGAGAGCAGCTTCAAAAATGGCTTTTGGCACTGTTATTACTTGACCAGTTGTTTCTTCTCTTAGTTGAAAAAATGTCTTCATTGATTTATTCCTTGTTGATATCTAAAGTTTTTGGATAATTCTTGTCACCAGGCTTTAACCTTGGCAGTCCCTTTTTACGGCGCTGTTGGATATTGAACCACAGACCTTTTGATTCTTCTTTTACGCCAGATTGACCTGGAGTAACTTTGTTAGCTTTCTTAGCAGCCTCAGGTGTGCCCCACTCAGGTTGATCTTTGTACCACTTATCAGTACTTTCAATTACTTCAATGGCGTCTAACCACTTACGTAATCTTCTTCCATCGGTGGTCTCAACAATCACGTAGTTGGATCCTAATATCGTAATGGTTCCAACCTCATCCGACTCTTTAACGATTACTTGATCGCCAATGTTAAACAACTGTCCCTTGATATACTTTTCACGAGATTCATTTACAGGAGCCAATTGAACATGGTTTTTGAAGTGAGCTTCTTCTTCAAGACCCATACCCTTACGCACATCATTAAACAACTTGTGAGAGTCTTTTGTTGATAGTGTATTTGGAATGCCCTGAGAGAACTTAACAAAGTCGTTGTCTTTTGCGGCAGCTCTTAGCTTAGATGCTGACATGCCCTCAACGCCTTCTGCGTCTGGATCACGCTCCCCAGCAGAAACAACTTTGATCTCTTGGAAGTTATAGAATCCGTGACGAGCTTCTTTGCCGTTGTACTTGTTTAGCAGTGTATCAAACTCTGTAACGCGATCAGAGCCAACAACCATAATGATCTTACGAAAGCCCTGTTTGTATAGCGATACCACTGCGTCAAACGCGGTATGAACGTCCTTTGCAACCATTATGTTGCGAGCATGCTTGGGAAACATTTTACGAACGTTCTTAATCTTATCAGAGTAAGATAGAGGGTTCTTTGCGGCGTCCTGAGATTGCGATAGAAAAACCTTATGAGGATTTCTACCAGCCACAGCTGATATTTTGTCTAGTAGTTTACCATGACCAATTGTAGGAGGATTCATTCGGCCAAACGTAAAGTAGACCGACTTATCCTCTTCAACTAAAAACTGACTAAATCTATTAATCATTTATTAGGATTAGCTTTCTGTTGGTGGCGCTGAATCTCAGCTTGACGTTTTTTAGGAAGCATTCTTATTGCTAGTAATTCAATTTTTCTTTTCATCATAGGGGTATCTAGACGCTTTTCAATTTCTTGTCTACGTTGAAATGAGAGTTCATCCTTTGTTAGACCCTTAGTTAATCTTGTCAACATTGCCTTACGGGCTGCCACCTTAGCACGATTTAATAAACGCTTAGGATCAGCAAAACGATTCTCGGCTCTTTTTTGACCCATTTGAACTTTTGCGTGAACGCGCTTGAATTGCATTGCTCTCATACGGCGTTGTTGAGCATTAAGAACAGCCTCATCAAGAAACTGATCCATCAGTTCTTCAAACTGTTCATAAGCGTGAATATGGGTATAAGTTGGTTTACCTTTTGAGTCTGGCATAAGTTTAACTTTGACCATCTTTGACGGCCAGCCCATTGCATTCTTACCACTTAGTTTATCAGTATGCTTACCCATATCTAAGTATGACTGCACTTGACCTGGTTTTAATGGAGGTGGAGCTTTGCCACCAGGCGCAACAGCTTCGCTTGGCCCCGATGTTTCGGTCTCATCACCCTTACGCTTCTTAGCATTTCGCTTGATCAGAGGATCCATTCCTGGAGCGTAATCAACTGTTAAAAGGTCTTTAAAATCTATTTTCTTTACCATTATCGTTTCCCCAGTTTATCCCATCCTTTGAGTATATCAGGCGAAAAGTTATTGAACGAGAATTCCATCCGATCAACAATCTTTACCGCATCACCACCAAGTTTATCAATAGCAACATACCCTTCGGCACCTGTTACCTTAAATCCATTACGACTCTTAACAAATGTACCAACATCCTGTAACTTGTTCAATGTATTTATAAGTTTTAGTTTAGCCAACACAATGACCTTTTGCAGGTCAAACATCTTTACGAGGCTGGCTTTGTTGGTTTCCGAGAAGAAGTCGAGGAAGTCTTGGCGCTTTTTGCTGACGCTGGCTTTACCAGCAGGGGTTTTGCGGGCGTCGATTTCTTTTTGGTACTTGTCGTGGATCCACTTGATGAGATGGTTAACGTGGGCTCTGGTGTCGGTAACAATGGTTCCGGTTCTAACAAAACTGTTGTTAAAGGTTTCGATGTGTTGGGCAAGTAGCTCGTTTTGCTCGAGCTCTCTGAGGGTCGAGCCACTAATTTGGTTAAATAGCTTACCAGCTTGTGAAAGAAGTTCATTGACAGTCTCCGTGTCTTGTTTGCTCATTGTTGCATTTGTTAGGTCACGTAGCATTGCATCTTGTGACCATACGTTTACGCTTTTGTGAAACTTTGAGATGTCTACACCATATGATGCTGACATTGATTCAAATGAATTACCTGTATATGTAGTGTGCCAAACAATACCGATCTTTGCTTTGTGGATCGTCTTAGCAGCTTCAGAGTCGTGTGGAACAGCATAGACAATTGTATTGGGGTGGAATGTTGTATAGCGCTGGCCATCGATAATTTCGTTGCCAACATCTTCGCTGCTGAACAAGAAGTCTCCTTGCACAACACCTTTGATACCAAGCTCTGGAAGATACTTCAGAGCTGCTTTGAGCTTGGCTGCAAGATCGCCTGACGTATCAGCTTCGACCTCAGCAGCAGTTTTATAAACTTTTGGGTTCTTGTTAAAGATACCCTTCTTTGCGACAAAGAACTTGCCATCGTTAGGGTCAATACCAGCAAACACTGCAGGAGCACCATCCCACTTAACTGATACCGCTCCATCGTGCGATCCACCTAGCATGTCACGAAGCATTCTCAAAGCCATAATAGCTTGACGTGTTCCGTCAACGCCACCGTAGATCACCTTGTCCTCAATATGAGTCATATGGGTGTTCTTTTGTTCTGTTATAAAATTGTAAAAGGGTGTCATAGTTTTATCTTTAATCCTACACGCGTCGCACCACCAGACGCTCCGCCATACGTGGCTAACCCAAATGATGTAAATTTAGGTAAAGGTTGTGCTTTAAGTACATTTCCAGCTTTACCGCCGCCAACATAATACACATCAAAAATATCCGACGATCTATCGTGAACAACGAAGAAATCATCACCGCCAGCTGCTTCTTTAGCAAAGTGTTTTAATATTACTTCACGCATCAGCGTCAATATAGCAGAATCGGTTGTTATTAATTGGGCTGGAAGTTTTCCAGATTTAATCACACCAGGATCGCCTGCTAAACCTATAGTTGAATCCATTGATTTATAATAATCTATCAAGCCAATAAAATTGTAACTATCTTTAGCAACTGGTAAGCGCAATTTATCAATGTAAACTTTAGCTATTTGATCGATTAATTCGGGCGTTTTAGAAGATCTCTTTACCGATTTATCAAAAAAAGTAATAGGGGCGGTTTTATTGTTTGTACCTTTAATTTCAAATTGTACTTTCTTACCTGCTATGGTCATAATTAAGTCTGCAACAGTTGACCCTGCAGCAGCAACCTTATATTGGTCTTCTATTTCTATCTTATTTTTATAACCCATGTTTTTTATATAGTTTGCAACCATATCTTGTGTTTTAGATCCAGATCCCACTCTACCTTGATTGTTGCCAGCAGGTTTGATAATTGAACTAATGGATACATATCCTTCAACTTTTCCATTATGTGACTCTAACGATACTGGAGCCAGTATTATTCTTCCCGATATTCCTAAATCCGTTGAGTTGTATAGTTGTGCTGGATACACAAAGTAAACATTTTGTCCTGCCGCCAACTGTTTAATAGTTTTACCATTTTTATCGTACAACACTGTAGCTTTTGCTGTAGGAAACCCACGACTGTACTTGTAGTTTGGTTGATTATCTGATACGGGGACGTACGTTGTTCGCTCACCTGCACCAGTGAACTTTGAGTTATTGCCAACATTAGCTGGAAAATTCTTTGCACTAAATGTTGCCATTTCTGAAATATAACCCCTAAATGTTTTCATACCGCGTTTCCCATTAACAGTTTCTTATATTTATACATAAAAAAAAGGGGCGCAAAAGCGCCCCTACAGTCATACCCAACCAACACTTAGACCCGTTTGATATATGCTTTTTGACCTTTAACCTCAAGATCAAACTTATACTGATCAAAGCCAGAGTCGACTAAATCAGCGTTCAACTTCTCAACCATGCGAGCGATCTGATTCAGCTCTTGGTCGTCGTTACCAACAAACACCAACTCTGGTTCTTTGTCGCTGTTTACGTAGCCCATCATTAAGCCTCCACAATCCTCTGTTCCACTGCATCGATATGCTTGCACTTCCTAAACGCAGGACAGTCACAAGCAAAACCGTCATCCATCATCTCAATAGTATACTTGTTACCCTTTGAACCGTCAACAGCCCATTGGATACCCACCATCCAATGTCGTTTTGTATTTATCAAAGAACTCGCGAAAGTTCTTGCTGTTTTCTTCGTAGATTGGAAGGCAGGCTTCATCAATATAGTCCATTGTTATGCACGCTGCTAGCGTGGGATCCATAAAAGCTTCGTATGATGCTTGCAGGTAGAAGTCGTCATCCCACTCGCCATCACAACTGGTCACAGTATAGTTATACAGAGCTTTTTCTAGTAAGTCAACAGCAAAGTTGTACATGAACGCCTCCCTTTTTGTTTTATTTAGCAAGTTGGGCAAGAAGTTCTATGTCGGCTTTGTGATATTCTGTTGCTAGCTCTCGGGTGTGATCATTATAGAATTGTGACACCATCCACTGATCGGTCGGTAGGTTTCCTGTCAAGTTGACTCTAGGCAAGTCAATAATTTTATCTAGGTCTGTGTAAAGCCACCATACATCAGCTTCGTAATCAACAGCACGCTTGTAGTTTGGAAGACATCCGTTACCATTAATTATTTTTTGGCGGAACCCGTCAATTGAACCGGGTTTCATGGGCGGGAACCCGTCAATTGAACGATCTTTATAAATACCGTGTTTTGCTTGATAGAGAAACCTGCTTAGCTGCCTCTCTAACGGTTCACGAACAACACCAATGAACGTATCTGTAGGCTTAGCAAGGCCTTTGTCGAGGATCTCTGTTCGCGTGTAGTGAGAATTGTCGAACTTGTCGACCGCGTAGTTGGCCTCTAAGAACTGACGGACAGCAGTACTGCCCGCCTTTTGAACACTTAGAAACACAATATTGTGATCGACAAGTCTCATAACGTCTCCTTAGGCGGCTGTGGCGTATTCCACAGCCTTGTGAGCAGCTTTGATCTTGCGAGCTTGGTTGATACCAAACCAAGCCGACTCCATCCGAGTATCTGCAGAACGACCCATCTCATGGTCAGTCAGATACGTGACAGAGTTGAAAGCCTGCCACCAAGTACCAGCACCAAAGTTAGCACCAGGCTGAGTGTCGAGAACAGACATTGCAGCTTTTGCAGTCTTGGTCAGATCGTCAGCCTTAGTCACCTTGACGCTCTTATCCTTGTTGTACGTGTGAGGGAACACATCGTTGTAGTACTGGATCAGAGAGTCGACTGAGAACTTCTTGGAAGCCAAGAACTCTGCCATCTCTTTGTACTTGCCAAACTTCTCGTGAGCAATGCCCAAAGTCGTCTTGACGGTCTCAGCATCAAACACAGAGCGGTGGTTCAGCTTGACTTGGTTCTTCGAAGCTGAGCTCAGCGACATCGTCAGAGTGTTGTTGCACACGACACGGATCGGAGTGAAGCGCACATCGATAGCCTTACCGTACTGGTGAGGGTTGCTGAACAACAGATACGAATCAACACGGTCATCACCGAGGATCGTGAACGACTCTTTGACCTTAGCCAAAGCCCAAACGTTGCGGCCATCCTTGATTGAACCAGCGGTGTTCATCTCCATGTCACCAGCAAGCACATACTCGGAGAAGAACTTGAACGCTTCCTCGTTCTGCACAGGGTTCCAGTCTTCGCCAACAACATCCAAGATCTTGCTGTCAGACGAACGGATCAGAGCCTGATGGCCAGGAACTTTGATGTTTGTACCTTCGATCGTCAGATCTTTTTTCTCAACTGCCCAGTTAAGGCCAGCTTTATCCATCATCTGCTCAGGAGTCAGGTCGTTCGAGACCTTGACACCCAGACCATGCCAAGGCGTCTCGCCCGCATAAGCCATCTGAGCAACACCGTTTACAATTTCAAGTTCGTGAGCCATTTTGTAGTCTCCTATGTGTGTCTATGAGTATAATATAGTAGCTTGTCGACATAAAGTCAACAGCTTATTTTGTAGTCTTTGCAGAAACTTCTTCTGCGATCTGACGGAAGTACTTCTCAAGACGCAGACGACCTTTGTCGTTAGCTGCAGTCCACTGCTCCATCTGCCAGTCGAGCAGCTTCTTGTTCTTAATGTAATACTTTGCAGTGATCGAACCAATACGAGCATCAGCAGGAGTGAACCCGCGAGCATTGTGGACAGCGGTGCTGTTGATAGCACGCTCTGCTTCGGTCTGGCGCTTGAACAAGTGCACCAGAGCACGACCAATTGAGTGCATCCCAACTTCGTCGTTACGGCTGATCAGCTCTACAAACTTCTCACGGGTGAATGTCGTCATCATGTTCTCTCCTCTGTTGCTATTAATATAGTACATTGTTGAGATGAAGTCAACAGCTTATTGACTTTTATTTTGTATTTTTCAATCTTGTCCAGATTATCTGACAGTTTTTGTTTAGCAGGTATTTTCATGTAGTGCTTGAGTTCGATGATTGACCATGCACTAGTAGTTTTGCACTGCTCTTGAATTTTCATCAATTCATCAATCTGAGGAAAGGTCAACGATCGCTTAGGGTTCTTAGCAAAACAATCAGCATAGAAATTTTCGATGCGCTTGACTTCATTGATGTCCATGTTTTCAAGAAGAATAATGTTCAAGAGATGAAGCTCGAGCTCAATTTCTTTTTTACGTTCGTCAGTCATGGGGTACATGGTGTAGTTCTCCAGTTGTGAATCTAACATAATAATACCCTGTTGAGATAAAGTCAACAGGGTATTTTGTTTATCTTAGGAATTCCAAACTTTTTTCTGCTCGTCTTTGTATCGTTGAGCAATGTCTTTCTTGAAGTCGGGATTCTTTTCCCAGAAGGCCATTTTTCGTTCAGCAATTTGCATTTCTTTGTTTGCTTGCCACTTTTCGACTCGGTCATCAGATTTGTCGAGGATGAAGCGAAGGTAGAAATAGTTGCTGAGGTGTTGTTTCCAAGCATTGGTGGGATCAATGCATTTCATACGACCATAGTTGAACGGACCAGCGGTGCCTTCGTTGTAGAAGAAATATGCCATGATGTGTTCCTGTTGTTATGAACGGACCATCTTTATACAGGATTGTTCTAGTAAAGTCAACAGGAAAGCTAGTCGTGGATAACTTTTTTTACCTCAGCACCACCACAGAATGTGTGACAGAGGCTAGGCGCAACACCGTTTGATAAGTTGTTGTAGAATGTCTTCCACTCATCAGACTCGAGGATTTGTGCTACAGAGTCGACGTTGGTTAACTTAAACTTCTCTTGAACAAGATCTTTGATCTCACTATCATACAAAAATGCGCGATCCCACCAACAACATGGAAGAATATGTCCTCTTGAAGTGTAGCCAATCTGTTGCTGGTTGTTAATACACTTTGGATAAAATTTGTTCATAATCTCGTTCTATGTACTGCTTTGTTGGTTTATATGGATCGTCTTTAAGGAACCTACTTGATTCTACTTGTTCAAAATTAATACCATAGTGTTTAGCTATACGTTTACAATCGTCAATATGATCCTCATTATATTTGAATATAATATACCGCCAAGTTGTATGCAAGCCCATTTGCACGCACATTTTCATGGCTTCAAACAAAGTCTCACCATCTTGATTTATTCTATAGTTATAACTTTCTTCTGGATAACCATCTATACCAAACACCCACTGAGTGTTAGGATTAGCTTCAAAAGCTCGCTTATACCACGCCAATGGCTTTCCAGTTGCAGCGTTATGAACCTCACATCCAATATTGTGCTGGTAGTTGAGCTTCAAGAAGTTAATAAAGTTGGGGTTGAATACAGGATCTGATGCGTTACCACAAAAATTTACATAAGTAAAGTATTGGATAATCTTTTGGTATTCTTCCATCGCCATATCTTTACCAGGAACTTTCCCTTGGTATTGATTATAGTATGCTCTAATACACTTTGGGCATTCTAACGAGCATCGATGGGATATATCGAGATTTATTGATTTAGGTATATTCATATGAAAATAGTCATAACTGGCCACACATCAGGAATTGGTAAGTATATTTATGATCACTACAATTGTATTGGGTTGAGTAGGTCGACGGGCTTTGACATTATAAACAATGTAATTACACCACACATTGATAGTGAAACAATACTAATTAACAATGCTTGGACATCCAGTGATCCTTGGGCGCAAGAACGCATATTAGATCAATCGCTACACGCCAAGAAAGTTATTTGTATAGGGACGAATAGTCAGTATGCTGGTGTGTATAAACAAAGCAAGGATCAGCTAAGATCTAAATGCCACGATTTTTTTTGTAAAGGATATGATGTGACATATCTCGCTCTAGGTAAAGTAGATACTCCATTCTCACAAAATAATCATCCTGATGACCTTGTTATAAATAAACAGTACATTATCCAATGCATAGATTTTATCTTATTATCTGCATACAGAATTGAAATATTGAGTGTGAGACCCGATTAATGTTTATAACTGATATTAACCCCAACAAAATTGTTGACCAAACTAAACTCGATGAGGAGCAATATTGGTTTGATCACTATGAGAAATACTACAAAATATTCACAAACTTCTTAATGCCAACATCAATAAAAGTTGATGTGGATCTATTTCATAATGAGATAACTGACTACCACCATTTGTTTAGACAGTGGGGATACAACAGACCACACCTACCAAGATATGGAATATCTTTGTTCAACACTGATGGAAACATTAGAGGCAAAGAAGATTATGGGTGTGCGCCTCTCGATACTGTGCCAAAGGAATTGAATCTCAAAGAAAGCAACTTTAACATAAAGACTGAAGTGTTTACCAACATGAATAGTCTTAGGGTGTTTGATCCTATAGAGCAATACTTGATAAGAAGCAACATTCTATTGTGGCATAAGCACGCTAGCTTTGTTCCTCATATTGATACTGCACCTCACCAGACATGCAATCTACGCTTGTGGGGCAACACAGATCCACGTGGTTACGTTTTTGATTATGTTGGAAACAAATGCGTGGATGTTGAGCCTGGCAGAATATATCTCGTTGACACTACAAAATTCCACACAGCAATTGCTACCAAGGATTGGAACTACACATTCTTTATGGCTTTACACCATTCCATCTTTGACACAGTAGAATCTATTTTGATATAAATACCACAAACTGTATTGGGTGCAAATAATGTCGTTTAACAGATATTTAGAAAAAACGATTCGGAAATCGCAACATTGTAACAGAAATTGGGATTTGTCTAAGACAATTCCTGCCGACGACATTGCTACAATGGCTACATCAGTTACTGAATGCTCATCCAAGCAGAACAGAGTTTTCTACAAAGCTGTGTTTATCACTAACAGAGATGCGATTGAAAAGATCCACGCAAGCACAGTTGGCTTTCATGGATCTGATGGCTTTCCACAACAAAATCGATACTTTACCAACTCTCAAACGCTTGCAAATGTATTGGTAGCATTTGTACGTGATAGAGATTTGGAAGTCACTTCTCCTAGAACAAAAGAGGAAAGTGAGTGGGGAGTGTTGGAAGGTAAGACTCAGCAGGATGAAGATAGAGCTGTGGGAATTGCGGCAGGATACCTAACTCTTGTATCCAACTTGCTGGGGTATGATACTGGCTGCTGCCAATGTTTTAGCGACATGGGTGAAATCCAAAAGTGGCTAAACACAAATGAAGAAGTGTTGCTACTAATGGGCATTGGATACAGAGATCCCAACAGAAGTCGTCTTGAGCATCACACAGAAGACTTTAAGTTCACAAGTTTTAAAAAGAATATCAAAGTAGAATACATTAATTAAAAATGAGATAAATGTGAAAATTGACATTGACAAGATACTATTGGAAATTGATCGATATTTACCTAAATATGATAATCAAATAAGTCTTCAAGGTGTTCTGCATAATACCGATCCTTTGTATGGCACAGGCCGACTTGAATATTTAAAAAACAGCGAATCAGAGTTTACAGAACCTCTATTTCCAGAGATGGTTTACACCAATAGTGTGATTAAGCAGCTCGGAATGTTTCGCACTAGAGTTATGAGGCTGCAGCCGTATCAGTGCTATTCATATCACGTCGATCCAACTCAGCGAATGCATATTCCAGTAATTACTAATGATCATTGTTTTATGATTGTTAATGATATCCTATACAGATATCCTGCAGATGGTAATCACTATTTGGTCGACACCACTAAAATTCATACATTTGTTAATGCTTCTCTTACAGAACGGATCCACATTGTTGGAGGAGTGAATGGAAGTATCACTCCTTGATTTAAACGACACAGTAATGTTAAAGGAATTCTGTAACAAGTGTAAAGCATTGAATTGGATAAACAATTCATCACTCGATAGAATGAATGTCGATATGGTAAAACAAAAGCAAGGTGCTTTTTTTGGTGTTATTGAAGCTGGCGAATTAGTTTCAATCTCAGGTTGCTATCGATTTAATGAAATTTCACCAAATGCGTGGAGAATATTTTATAGGAGTGCAACACTGCCAGGTAAAGCAAAAAACCCTGGATTGCATAGAGGAACAGGGTTGCGAGGTCGATTGTACATCGATCAGTTTATACAATTTACCAAATCTAGCGATTTGTATTTAACAACAAACTCCAACAATAAAGAACAGTCAACAATGTCTCGCTATCACAAATCATTGTCACTCGAATCAGAAATGAAAGATTCTTATGTGCATAAACTTGGGGTTATTAGTTTATATGGTATAGATCAAACAATATGGAAATTAGATTTAACAGATTATTATGATAGAATCAACAAATGATAACGACTGATCATATAAAAGAACTAACAAGTGTTTCTTATGATAGAGAAGAGCTTGAGCGGTTTTATCATAGTATAAAACATAAAGCTATCCCATATATTGAACATCATATGGATTACATAGAACAGAATGCTGATAACAGTCCTTATCTAAGATGTATATGCAATCAGTGTTTACCAAAGGGTAAACATAAACATTCAGGAAATAGTCACAAGTTTATTAGACACCTTGAGCGATTCAATAATCCTGAAGTCAATCGTCTTATTGAAGTAATGAAGCCGTTCACACAAACCATTGAAGGTAACTGGCCAGTGTTGTGGATATACGAGCCTGGATTTGAACTTCCACCACACAAAGATTTTACAAGAAACTGTAGCATTATGGTTCCCATCTTACCCGCTGAGGGAGGTGCAACTGTTCAACTATACAACGACAACTTACCAATAATTAATAAAGGTTTGTATTCTATAGTTGAACATAATGAGAATTATCTATTAGGCACACATACATACAGCACCAAACACCCGACAGCATTAAACGCTAGCAAAGTAATTCATGGTGTAAAAGATGTTAATAACAAACGTGTATTTATTAATTTTAGTGGGTTCTGTAGTTGGGACAACTTATCCATCTAAATCTGGTAGTGACATTGCTTGATAGACTCTCAGTACATATCTTTGAATCTTACCAGTAGCGGTCTTGGGTAAACTATCGACAAACTCTATCCACTGTGGGTAGTGGTTATTAGGAAGTTCTGTCATACATTTACGTTTTATGTTATTGCGTGTAACTATTGTTTTCTTTGTGGGGTCTTTTAATACAACATATGCTTTTGGTTTAAATAAACCATTTAAGTCACTACTAAGCACTACGCCAGCTTCCAACACATCGGAATGCTCCATAATTTTAGATTCTATATCTGTTGGCGAAACCCATAAACCGCCAACTTTCAGCATATCATTTGTTCGACCTTGGTAAAAGAAATACTGCCCGCGCTTTATGTACATATCGCCTGTTCGTAACCAATCGCTTGGGTGATCACATAGACTCCCACCCTTGATACACAAATCCCCAATTTCACCATCTAACACATCTTGGCCAGTTAGAGTGTGTACAACTTTGGCCGAATATCCTGGTACTAACTGACCACTACAGTTTGGTAAAAAATCATCATATCTATTTGTAATAAAGATATGAAGCGCTTCAGTGCTACCAATGCCGTCTAGGATTGGAACTCCAGTATTGTCAATCCAATCGTTTAATATCTTTTTAGGTAACGGTTCACCCGCTGAAACACAAACTCTCAGCGCATCCAGAGTGCGACTGTTGGTTTTTAAGCTATGTATTTGTCCTGCATATAATGTGGGAACTCCAAAGTAAACTGTTGGATTGTATTTTTCAATAATATCGAGAGTATTTTTTACTGTTGATGGTTCTGACATAAGAACTGTAGATCCGCCAACATACAACGGAAACGTCATACTATTACCAAACCCATATGCAAAGAATAATTTTGCTGCACTAAATGTAATATCGTTTGAGTTTAAGTTAATAGTATTCTTTGCATAGTTAACAGCTGTAAAGGCCATATCTTTGTGTTGATGAGCAATTCTTTTAATGTATCCAGTAGTGCCAGATGAGAACATAAAAAAACACAAATCTTCCCTTGTAGTTTCTGCATACTCATTATCGGTGTCATCAATAGCATCCATATCAAATTGAGATATGTTTTTATCTGTAATAGTAAGACTTACATCATATCTTCCATATAGATCGGAGTATTCTTTATCGCCAAGCATTGTGCTGTATAGGTATGGAATAATACCCGCTTTAACCGCACCCCAAAATATATAAAAGTATTCGGGCGAATCGCTTAACTGAATAGCAATATGATCACCGCGCTTCAACCTTTTTAACAACATATTGCTGTATCTGTTTACGTTTCTATAAAGATCATTATAGGTAATAACTTTGTCTTTATAGAAAATTGCAACGTCTGGTGATTTTCTAATAAAGTCTATTACAGCATTATATGTCACTTTGAATTTTTCCTGAATTTAGATATTGAGCGCACAAGTTATCAAAATGATTATCGTGTTCGTCAACTATTTCTTCGTATGATACATTTTTTATATTTTGTTTAGAAGATCTAAGTGCTACACATCCTAGATCGCTATTGCCAATAAAATTAGCTTTACTGTACAACCCCAAAAATGCCCAAAAAATATGAGGGTGATAAGTTGATTCTACAAAGTTAGTTACTTCTAAAAATTGTTTGTCTCTATTTAACAAGTTGTGATATCTTTGATATAAATCTCCACCCGTATAAGATACCCAATCTTTATATGTACACACAAACATATAGTCCTGCATTACTGGTAATCCTTGACGAACTTGCACCCACGGTGTAAAAATATTAGGACTACCGACATTCCAAAACAACGCCTTATCGTATCCTCTATGAAAGTCTGTGGCTTTATTGTAAAAGTTTAATATATCTGGTAGTACTTTGTCAAGCGATTTTGGTTTAATAATTGTATCAAACCTCATAATAATTACTATATCGTATATTTTTTTTGATTTAAAAAGTAATTCTGAAGCAAAAGAAACACTTAAAGTATGATCTCTTCGTTTATCCCAAAGTAAAAATCTGCTTAGCAATGTATCTTCTTTTTTAACGGTATCGTAAATATCAAAATTTAAATGGTGGTCAGTTACAGACAGGTCTTTAAAGGGCCAGCATTTTAAATATTCTTTGTCAATATTAAGATTATCTGGCTTGTAATATCTTTTGGCACCAATGTCGTCGTGACTATTCCAACAGTGACCATAATAATCTATTTCAAAATTTTTGGGCATAGCGTTGTGGAACCACCATTCGGCACCTTCTGTAACAAACCTAGGAGAACCTGTTACAAGAACCGCCAACTTAATCAATAGTCCAACCCTTTGTGAAAATCTTTTAATTTAGCAAATTTCATTTATATACTCTGTAATACACATTCTAGCTATTTCGGTGTTATTTCTTCTAAATTTTTTGTACTTGTCATTAGACGAAGTTGCTAACCAAACACTGTCGCTGGGTGATATCTGGTGAAACTTACAAACATCATGCTGAACTTTCCAAAATTTATTATGTATGTAATCAACTGGAAAGCTTTTTAAGATTGTTTCAGAAATGCTATGAGCATAATAATTATAGTAGTTTGCCCCATAATGAAGTTTGTGAAGTTTAATGTCGCGCTTGCGAGTAAACATCCATCCCGTTCTTATATTTTTTAATCCAAAAGGCTTGCTTAAACTATAAAATACAAATTCAATATTTGGAGTGATTTGTATTGGTTTTATTTGAGTTGTCCCAACATATGCAATATCTAGGGCCACGGAAACATCGGTTGGAATTGTAGTATAGTTACCATCGATACTACTAGGACAACTAATATATCTAATGACCCCAGATCCAGAAGTTTGATCTACCCATTCGTAATCGCCATTTGATCTTATTATAGATCTTGTTTCTCTACCCATCCAATAATTTAAACCTTCAGTAATGCCATTGATTGGATAAACGTAAAAATCCGATAGGTCAATGATTGGACTAAGCCACTGCTTTATAGATGTGGAATATTTAACGTCTGCTGTAATGACGGAATCATTCAGAATAATTAACTGTTTAACTTGGTCTATAATTAAAGGTCTAACCTGTTTAGTGAACATCATCAACTTTTATTACCATTGCTGCACCTGTGTCACCAGCCGCCGCGCCGGTTACAAGTGCATATCCTCCACCTATATTAACGAGTTCTTCTATTGCTTCAATTGTAAGTCTGGAGAGAACGGGACTTTGTGGATGTCCATATACTAATGGACTTCCGTAGTTGTTCATGGTGTATGGATCAATACCAAACACTTTGGCAAACATTAGATCGTTTACAGCAAATGCATTATGCTGATTAACAACCTTGCAGTCCTTTATCGTTATACCAGCCTTGCTTAGAGCCATTTGCGAAGCTGTCACAGATGCGTATGGCATGAAAGATGTTTCACATCGTGAATACCCATATGACACAATCTTTACATTAACCTCTTTATTAAAATCTAGTGCTGTATCTTTGTCAGTTACAAAGATTCCACAATGTCCATCTGCTGGATATGTTAAGTTACCAATGCTGTGAACACCATTAGCTTGAACAGTTTTTAATCCAACTAGTCGATCAAGTGTTATTCGACGTGGGCCCTCATCATCTTTTAAAGAGGCTGTATCAAACATATACGGTTTTGATATCAGCTTGTAATATTGCATATGTCTATGTGCAGTAATTCTATCAATATCAACTCTTGTTATTGAAAATTGCTTTGCTACATTCTCTGCTGTTTGTAGCATGTTGGTTTTACCCCAAGGGTCATATTCAAAATTATCTTGCACCCAATGTTCAACTGCCTGATATTCGGGCCAAGTAACAATTGGTCCGTTTGATGTTCTATCTGCAGTTAATGAGTAATTAACTTTACACAATCCACTTTCAATATTGTTAGCAGCGTAATATAGACTTGTTAATCCAGTAGTGCACGCTTGACTGATCATTGTTCCAGTTGTGTTGCTGCCTAGCATTGCTGCTGCCCATGGCCCTGCCCAGAAACCGTAGTGTTGATGAACGCTTGTTCCGTAAATAACAAAGTCAATAGAAGTGGGATCAAAATCTATAGATTTAGCCCAGCTTTTAGTAGTCTCAGCACTTAGTTGTATTGAGTTTAAATCTTTAAACGACTTACCATATCGAGAGAATGGGCTAGTGTAATACCCTCGATATGGAATATAAACATTTGAAAACATTTACATAAACTTCCCAGTAAGTTCTTCACCAGCCTTAATATTTTTGGATACGACCGCATGAAAAAATCTTGAAGCTTTTCGTCTCACTAAGATTAAATTTGGATTATCTGAGTGGTTTATAAAGCCACCTAGAGGTGTCCGAATTAGAGTGCTGTCTATAAGATAATGAGATTCTCCTAAATCTATTCCTTGTGATATATCTTCTAATGCAAACAATCCCAAACCGTGAATAGGGGATTGTTTGATTGTTAAGCACTTAGGTAAAGGAAAATACTCTTTGTATTGCACGTCACTCTTGCCAGTTGGGATTGGTTAAAGGATTAGTATTAGGTTTTTGGAAGTCAGTAAACATTTTCTTTTTTAGTTGATGGGCAGATAATTGCTTCATCCCCTCAGGAACATATGTGTTAACATATCGGCTAAGCTCGTCAATATAGTGGTGAGCAGGTTGAATTGTCTTTGTTGATGTAACAAACTGACCACGTCGCCAACACAAAGAAGAGTTATGTGAACCAAACTCAACAGTAGCAATCCACAGCTTGGGACGAATATAGTACATAAAGCAGCATTGGTTGCATTTCAACAGAGGATTGTTTAAGTGTCGACCTGCACCATTTGATGGATTGATTCCATCACGAATCCAATGGATTGGATTGTTAGCTTCTGGAATAACAGACTTGATGTAGTTGTTTAGCTCAACACCAGTATACGAAGTGTGCTGGTCAGCAGAGTCGTATAGATCATCAACGTAACGACCTTGCTTTGCTGCACACCTAAAGCGAATGTTGGTAATTACACCATCGGGCAAACTTAGAGCTTTGTCGTAAAATTGTTTAACAACACCCTCATTAAGGTTCTTAACAATAATTGCATTGATACACAGTCTTTTAAACCCAGCATCAATAAGATTTTCTAAACCTTGTACTTTTTTCTTGCGGTGACTAATATCGTGGTCAATTCTTTGGTACCACTCATCGTGCTCAAAACCACCGTTTAACGAAACTGAAAGATTTACTAGTTTAGGGTTAGCACAATTGTCAATAGTATTTTTAAGATCTTTTACGAAGTTTTTATTGGATAGTCGAATACCATTTGTAACAATTGCTAGTTGGTGGCCATACTTTGTACCAATTTGTATAGCTTCTTTTAGCTTGGGATACAGAGTAGGCTCCGCGCCAACAAATCGCATGTTAATTGGTCGAGGAAGACGTTGACACAGCTCTTCAAACGCTTCAATAGGCATATCTTGGTAATGTCTGATAGGGGTGTCGCAAAAACCACATTCCATATTACATTTATAAGTCATGTCGAGGTATAGAAAAGAAAACGGATTCTTTTCAAGCTCATAATTTGGAACATTGTGAAAAATGGGTGGGCGATTTGGTAGAAGAGTGATATTATCCTTTTCAGGATCTCCCGTCATATCAACATTCATACCTGGAGCTTTAGCTTGTACTCGAGCAATGGGGTCTAGGTTTTTATCAAAGTCTTTTATCAAGATGTGTAACCTCATAATTAAAAAAGCCGCGCTAACCATGGCGCGGCACGAGTCTATTACGTGACCACCCGAACAGTATTTATATCAGAAGCTAAGAGTAGCACCAAGAACTGCATCTGTGCGTAGAAGATCTGCATCGAAAGTTGACTCGATGTAAAGTTCAACAGAAGTCTTGCCTAGGCTGAGGTTTGGAACGTAAGTAGCACCAACAGTCAATCCAGTGAAAGCGGTCTCGTCAAACACCATTACATCAGTACCATCATAGAGGGTCAGATCAGTGTTGACATACAGACCAAGACCTTCCATTGGGGAGAAAGCAAGCTCTGGAGTTGTTACAACAGTGAACAGCTCGGTGTCGATGTTGTACTCACTGGTCACTTTGGTATTCAAAGCAACACCGGTAGTGCCAAAATCAAGAGCGGAAGCTGAGCCAGCAGAAAGAGCAAGAACAGCAGCAGCGGTCATAAGAAAAGTTTTCATTTGGTAGTCCTATATTTGTTAACATGGTTGAGTGGCCCGTTCTGTTTCTAGGTGGAACCATACCCAAGTGCTTATGCAGCTAGTGCGTAAGCCTGAGGAGCAAAATTATCGTTTGCATTTAGTTTAGCGGCCGATACGA